ACCAAGTACATTAGAAGAATTAAAGCAAACTCTTCCAGTAACTCAAGACAAAGAACTATTTAATCTGGCTAGTTTCATATCAACTATATCTTTTGAATGTCCTACAGGACGTTTAGTAATTGCTGGTGCTGATGGATATCCTTATGTAGATTTGGATAACTACACTTTATTTATATTAAACTCTACAGAAATAGAAATAGTAAAAAGAAATCCTATAGGCATAATTACTAATCAACAAAAAGCATTAAAATTCTTGAAACACTTAAGGTCTGGTTATCCTTGTTCATATGTTTTACTTGCATTACTAATAGAAGTATTACCAAGACTGCTAGGAACTAATTTCCTCATCTCAAAAGAGGATAATCTATTAACTATCATATACCGATAAAATATGAGACAAAAGATTAATACAAGATTCTTGAGAAATGGTTCATTAAGTTCATTTCAAGAACTATATGATACTTATCCTATAACTCAAGACAGTGATTTGATAGATGTAGCTAAATTCATAACTCGTATACCTTTGGTTTGTCCTTCAAGATTTTTATTCATAGGTGCTAGGCATCCTTATCCTCATATAGAACTTGATAGCTATACCCTAAACATACTCAGACCTGCAAAAGTAGAAATAATAAGATGCAATAGGCTTTTTATCACTAATACACAAAAAGCACTCGACATTTTAAAACAGGCTAAATCTGCATATCCTTATTCTTTTACTACTTCTAAACTAATAGAGCTTGTAGTACCAAGACTAATAGGATCTGCTTTCTTTATAAGGAAAGTTGGTAACTCAATGACCATTGAGTATCACTAAGAGTTACTAAGAGAATCTCTATGAGTACAGAAGTTGATCTAAAGATACTAAAAAGAAAAAGAAGAATTTCAATAGAAGAACTCTATGAAGATTTCCCTATAACTCAACATAAAGAACTAATAAGAATAGCTGACTTTATATCTTCTATATCTCTTTACTGTCCTTCAAGACACTTAAGAGTAGATTATGAACAGTCTTATACTTATATAGAATTAGATAACTACACAATATTTATATTTAACCCTAATAAAATAAGAATAACAAAACAATCTTTAAGTTTTGAAACTAATCTAGATAAAGCACTAGAGTTCTTAGAGAATTTAAACTCTGGTTATCCCTACTCTTTTCCTATGTTTAGGCAAATACAAGAAATAGTACCAAGGTTAGTATCTAATTCTTCTTTCTATCTTACAAAGATAGGTAATTCATTAACTATTGAGTATAAGTAATATGAATTCAGAAATTAAACTAATAGTCTTGAGAGATACTAATCTAAGTTCAGTAGAAGAAATACAAGAAATTCATCCTACAACCAAGAAAAAAGATCTGTTAGTACTAGCTAATTTCTTGTGTTCTATAGCTCTAAACTGTCCTACTAAATTTTTAAGAATAGGTATTTTTGATGGTTATCCTTATGTAGATCTTGATAACTATACAGTCTACATGCTTAACACTACAGAAGTTGAGATAGAGAAAGGAAGTCTTAACTTTAAAACTAGTATACCTAAAGCAATAGACTTCCTGTGGCAACAAAAGACTAACTATCTTTATTCAGCTTCTACTTATGCGACATTAGCAATAGTCTTACCTAGATTATTAGAAACTTATTTTCTTATTACAAAAGATGGTAACACATTAACAATTTTGTACGACTAATGAACACAAAACTAAACCTAGAAGTTACAAGACAAGATAAACCAAGTTCAATATCAGAAATAAGTAAGCTTTATCCTGTAACAGAAAACCAAGAGCTAAAAGCAATAGCTAACTTCCTTTCTTTAGTACCTTTGGTTTGTCCTACAAAAGTCTTAAAAATATTTGCTCAAAGACCTCATATTCATGCAGTATTAGATAATTACTTAATAGACTTTTTAGATGCTACAAGAATAAAAATAATGAAAGGAAATGCTATGTTTACTGCTAGTCCTAACAAAGCATTAGAATTTCTATCTCGTTCTAAGTCTGAATATCCTTATTCAAGAAATGTTGTAAGAGTTTTGGATATGACAGTACCAAGGTTAATAGAGACTAACTTCCTTCTCATAAAAAAGGATGATTCAATAAAAATTTCCTACTCTTAAAAAAGCCCTCATTTAGAGGGCTTTTGATTTAGTCGTTGGTACATTCGTATATCTGACACATGTCCGTCAGCTCTTTTTGCCACTTCAGAATATCGTTCTGTGCATTCTGTAAATACGTGTGAGAGGGCAGAGGTGTATGCGGTTCTGGCAGCTTCTGGTAGTTGTTTGACTCTATAATCCATCTGTCTGATGGTTTGCTGCAAGCGCTTATTAGCATCAACCAAACTACTAAACTCCCTCTCAGTAACTTCATTTCTTTTAGTTGCTTCATTTATAGCCTCTACTAGTTGTTCATGTTTAGCTTCTAGAGTCTCTCTAAGTTTCTTCTCTTGGTTTAACTTGAGAGTACTTATCTCTAGGTTATGTTTCTTCTCTTGGTTTTGTATGTATTGAATACTCCATACATTAGTTACTACCAAGGCTATCATTACATACCACTTAATCATGCTTAGTCCTTATCCAGATGATATAACCAAAGATACAAATCATAAGTACAAAACTAATAAGAGCAGCATACTTCAAACCATCAAGAGATTCTCTAATAGGTTGTACTGTATCCATCACTTCTGGTACTACTCCTAAAAAGCCTACAGCACCACCTGCAAGGGCTGCTTTACTTCTACGAGAGGTCTCTATAGAGCCTTTAACAGATAAGCCTCCAGAAGCCTTCTCAGAGCCTCCTACAGGTCTTTGAGTATCTATATCCTTAGAAGCTATAAGAGCTAATGCTCCTTCGTTTACTGCTCTTACTCTACGAGTCCATCCTTTACCAAAATCACTCCAATGAGGAAGTCTTTTAAGGAACTTCATACGAGCTTCAGTCAAACCAAGGACTAATTTATCTACTGGTTTGTTCTTAATAGCAGCTAGAGTATTAGCTCCAAGAATACCATCAGGAGTAACACCTAAGAACTTCTGTAACTCTGTGACTGCATTTTTTACTCCTGAGTTAACTGCAAAGTCAAAGAGTGCATAATCCAAACCAGTAGGTAAATCATCAAACCTAATCTTTCTAGCAAACTCTTGTGCATAGATCTTCTTGATCTCTTCGGGAGAGATAAAAAGTACATCTTGCTTTTGGTTTCCTTGATTCTTTCTGAAAGAATCATAGGTTCTTTGAATAACACCAAAGTTAGTTTTACCACCTGGATCTTTAGGATGATTTACTAATCCTGTGTAGTTCTTCTTAGTGGTTTTGGTTAGATGAATACACTCTTCAATAAGAGATGTAGCAGTGTATTTAGCTGTTGGTTTATCAAAACCAGTTTCCCAAACTAATACTTGTTTGAGAGCATAATCGTAGTTTACTTGCATTATTTACTCCTGAATATTGATTTAAGGGCTTCACCTATCTCAGCTACTATCTCTATAAGAGACTTACCTTTAAGTAGTGCTATAGATTGATAGACGATACCTACAACCAGCATACCAAATAGTGCAAAGCATAAGGTAATGAATCCATGTGTAGCTGAAGAATAAGATTGTAGATGAAAGAACTCTATAGTAGCTTCTCCACCATAGAGAGCCAATGTAACAGTAAAAGTAAACTTGAGTATTACACCCCAAGATAACTGTAGTCTTCCTTTAGTATCTATATCTCCAGACAAAACCAAAGCAAAGATAGCTCCTATTACTGCTGCAAATGCCTTAGGAAAAAAGATTAGTAAACGAACTAAGAGTGTTTCATTCATTAAACTCTCCTAAGAGATATACCAGCTATAGCAACTGTTGTGTCATCAACCATTACTTCCCACTTAAGACGATAGAAACCATAAGCAGCATTTTCTTTAAGAGTTATATTATAAAAAAATCTAGTCCATGCATTATTGATAACTACTGACTTAAGATTATATAGACTACTTTTATCAGGAACTGCTGGATTGTATATACCAAAACCAATAGAAGAACTGCCATCAAGTTTAACAGCAGGAGCATCTTCAGCTAGATCTGCTTCAACTCTCATTAAGTTATTACTAAAGTAAAGTCTATTCCTAGGAACATTCTTATAGTAATACTCTCTTGAGTAGCCTTCATAGATTGTCCCATCTTTACCTTTATAGTTTTTATTGAGTATATATATTTGAGCCGTACTTGGAACTTTATTAACAATACTACTGGCTGATGCATAATCCCCCACTTTAGTAAAATTATATACCCCTTTACCCATACCAGGAATTACACTAAAACTCTTAGTATAAAAATTTGCCTCAGATACAAGATTCCCATCTCTATCATACTGAGGCATAGTGAACTCTAATCTTGAATTACCAGATATATTTTTAGCCCAAAAAGAAACTACATAATTACCTGGGTCTAACCACAATGGTTCATCTGTTTCCATAGTAGATTTAAGAGGAAAACCAGGTGCATTATTTTTACCTAAAATAAAAGGAAACCTACCCGGACTAGCTATACTAGTACCTAGTCTTCCATCAGAAAAGTTATAGTTAGTACCCATCTCTCCAAAACCATTAGTAATAAGCACCCCTAGAGGTGCTTTATGAACAAGGGGTACTAACACACCTCTATTAGAGGAAACCAAGAAGTCAAAACCATCCCCGGGAGTATCTTTTACAAGATAGAGAGAATTTCTTTCTACTTCTGTTGGTTTATTCTTCAATTTATTAAACATACTTACCACTCATTTTTTACCCATTCAGTACTAATAGCTTTACCTCCATAAGTGAGTACTCCATTAGATTCACCAATCTTATCTAGTTGGGTTTTGTTGGCATGAGTATGTGTATTAGTTACTGCTGTCTCTATTTGTTGTTTGCTTACATTTGGTTTCTCTTTAATATCATCCCAAGCAACAGAGATATCCATAGACTCTGCTTCAGCTACTTTAGTGAAAACAGTACCATCATAGATATAGAAAGCTCCTCCTCTCTTTACTGAAGTATCTTTAGTAGCATCTTTAACATAGAACATTGAAGCAGAAGCTCTCTGAGCGTCTCTAGCATCAATATCTTCTACTACCTTCAGAGGAGTCTTTCCAACGCCTCCAGCAGCTATCCAAGAACGTATATCAGCCTCTGTAGGAAGCTTCTTTACTACTGATGCATTACTACCTGTTACATGTAGTTCTAGATAGTCTTTACCTGTAGGAGCAATGAAATAAACAGAGTTAGCTGTATAGACAGCAGGAGCAGCAGTTTCTTTATAGAAATAGATTTGAGCCATAAATCACCAATTAGTTGAGTTCCAGTTGAAATTATTAATTGCAGGAGGAGTAGTACCAGTAAAAGTCTTAGGACAAGTAGCTAATACTACTTGAGTTGGTTGAAGAGTGAGCTTAGTAGAGTCTTTCATATTAGTTAGTGTTACTGGTTTATTAGGTAACAGAGAAAGCTTTATATCAACCATGTACAAATCTCCTATCAGTACCTGAAGGATCTTGATACCAAGGACGAGTAACAGAAGGCATTACTTCTAGTTGGATAACTTCAGTATGCTGTACGTTTGATTCTCCTGTTTGAGGTTTAACAGTCTCAATACGTATATCTAAAAAATGCAAACCAACAGGCAATAAAGTCATACATCTAAGTATGACTTCATCGTTATCCGGTAATACATCTAAGTCAGCTAACCATTCATCTGTATAGGTTCTTATCTGGGCTGTTACTTGAGTAATTAAAGGGCTCTCTCCTGTAGGTATTACATTTATGTTTGCTCTTAGATTAAGAGTATCTCCATAAGGAATTCTTAGTTTTAAATCACTTCTAGTCGGATACATAGTTACCTCACATAGAAACCAAATCTGTTATCTTTAGTCATACCTATCTTCCAGAGATATCTCTTGTTGGTATGAGTAAGAGAGTAGTCTTTAAGCTCAGTAGTAACTAACCATCTATCTCTTTGGATCTTGTAACAGAGCTTATTACCTTGCATAAAACCAAAGATAACATCTGATTCATTTATAGCTATTAGTCTCTTTTCATCCAGAGCTACCCTAGGATTACGTACACCTTCAAATTTAGTATGAGAGTAATCTCCTAGTTCTATATGAAAGCTATACAAATAAGAGTTATTACCTACTTGATAGGCAATTACTGGTCTCATGTTCTGATCAAAGGTTAGATCTATTTCTTCTGGTTTACCATAACAAGTAATACGATAGAGTTCTTGAGTAGAAGTAGCAGTTCTAATAACAATATCTGACCCATCTACAAAAGCTAACCAGTTTTGATACTGAAGTCCTTTTGAGATATCAGAGATAGCTATACCACCTCTCTCATAAGAAATATCCAAGGGATAGTATTTATCCCTTGGTTCTACGAAACCAGAAGAGCTAACTCCATAGTAGTTAGGTCTCATTAGTTCTCCGTGATAATAGAAGTATCACCTGTATATCTATCCCATTTAACTTTGAAAGAGAATTGAAACTCATATTCTTCAGTCTTAGGAATACCCTTAGTATCATCATCTACATCATAGATATTACCTACGATTTCAATATGAGTAGACCCAAACCAGATGGCTTTACCCATAGCAGGTTGCTTACCTCTATGGAAACTAGCTGCTTTATTGGTACAGTTATATATAAGCTCATGGGAACCCATTACATAAGGTGCTACTGTATTAATCTTATTGTAACTAGCTTGCCCATCTTCAGGTCTACCTGGTAATGAGAAATCCATACCTCCTATCCATTTACCCTCAGTAATTCTCTTCTCAGAAAGAGTAACACCCATTTCAGTCAAGTAATGATCAGTTACATCAAAAGGACTGTATAAATTAGCTGATTGGTTTGGTTCGTAGACTATCTTATAGCTCTTAGTTCCAGTAGTTACATCTCCTGATTTAGTAGGACATTCAAGAATTACTTCTTTTTTGAACAAAGGAACAATAGCCCATAGACGATAAAATACATAAAGCTCTTCATCAGCTCTTACAGAGATAGTCGTAGGATTACCAGACATATCTTTAATAAGAGCTCTAGTCGTGTAGTATTTTTTAGATGTATCAAAGCGGTTATTATTTCTATCCCAGTAATAAGTAGCCAGACCTATCTCAGAAAGGTTTTTATTAGGTAAAGCTCCTCTAGCAAATACATACTTAAATACATTGTATGTACGTATCATATTATTAGGTTTATCAATAATAATTCTAGGAGCAGAAAAACCAGGGTAGCTACCTCTGAACTGAACAAATGCTTCTTCTTTCTGAAGTGCATCATGGTTAAATGCAGGGGGATTATTACCTGAACCAACACCACAAAAAAAAGCAAATCCTTGACTAATACCAATAGCATCTAAACCAGCATCCGTAATTAAGTTAGGCTGCCAATCAAGTTCTTCTCTAATAGTTCCATCTGGTCTGTGTACTTCCAAACGAAACTCACCATAAATACCATATTTACTATTAACCATTATTTATTCTCCTTAAGAGCCATAGAAAGAGGTTCAGCATTAAAGAGCATGAACTCTTCTGCTGGATGTGTGTATTTAACTACTACTAATTTTAAAGTCATTGATACTGGTTCAGCATTGTATGACATATAGTCAACTTCATTTATCTCCTTACGTATCAATCTAAGTCCCATAGACAAAGGCTCACCTGAGTAAGTCATGTAATCTTCAGGATGAATTTCATATCTAGTAAGTCTTAAACCAAGGGATAAAGGTTCTCCTGTATATGTCATATAGTCAACTTCATCTATGTAATGAACTGCATGCTTAAGAACCATAGAAAGAGGTTCACCATCGAAAGTGAAGTACTCTTCTTCGTAGAAGGGATAGATAGTAGTAACCTCCTTTACAGGAGGCTTTTGTTCATAGGTTGCTGGTATAGCACTAGCTTGTAACTCTACCAGCTTCTTCAAACTCATGGCATCTCTCCAAAGGCATCCCATTGTGTGCCTGTCCAGATTAAACCAAGAACAGAACCTTCTCTTCTTAAATAAGTACTATCTTCTGGTTTGATATTACCTTTAAGTCTAAGCATATCTTGAGTACAGTTTCTTACATGAATAACTTTACCTACTTGATCAGCAGGTATATCTTCAATAGTTACTTGTACATTAGCTACTATTCTATAGATAGGATTACCAGTCATCTCTGAGAAAGGTATGCTCTTATCTTGGTTTATATCTACCAGTCTGTACTTAAGAGTTCCATCAATAGCTAGGTTATTAATGAAGTTCTGTAAGTTTTCAAAAGCTCCTTTAAGGAGCTTATAGTTATTGTTATACATAACCATTGATTGATGAGCAGTACTTGAAGCAATGGTTGTATTCTTGTCTGTGGTGTCTGCTGCTGCATTCATCATCTTAAGTATGTTCAGCATTAAGTCTGTATACATACCCATCAAGTCAGCAGGATTACCTTGGTTATTCATTGCAATGCTTTGCAATCTACTTTGAAGAGTAGCTAGTTGTAACTGTAAACCTAGCCAATCTTCTTCAGTAATGCATAAGCATTCCTCTTGTATGAAGTCATCTACTGGACAGCAATAGTCAGTCATTATTTAACTCCTACAATAATCCCATGCTTATATTCATAGGTCTTACCATTAACTTGGAATGAACCAGTCTGGTTAAAGCCATCTTTGAGTTTCTCAGTCATTTCTGCTGCTGTAGTTTCAATAGTTACTACAAACTGTTTAGCATGCTCTTCTGCTGCTTTAGCAGTCTGTGCTGCTACTTCTGCTCTTTGAACCAAAGCTTCAAGTGCTTTGAGTTTATCTTCTAAAGCCTTAATACGAGCATCATTACTTCCACCTTGGTTTGGTGATGTATTACCTTTCTGGTTCTCTACTTCGATTTTTATCCATTGCTTAATGAGTTCAATAAGATCATTAAGTTTATGGTCTTTGGTTCCTTTACAAGGATTAGGGTTACATCCACAACTCATAAATAAATCTCCTTAGTTAATTGCTTGACCATCAGTTTCATTTTGAGGAATACCTCTTTTCCAACGTAACTTATCGTTATCATCAAACCAGAGGTAATGACCATTTAAATTAATAGCTCCTAGTTCTTTAGCTATCAAATAGTCTTTAGCTATAAGAGCCATATCAGCATGAGTTTGCATCAACTGAGTATGCTGCTCTTTTAGCTCTTTAATAGCATCTAATAAAAGAACCTTGCTCTCAATATTAGCTTCTACAAGCTTAGAGAACTGTTCAATAAGCTTCTTTAAACCAGAGGTATCTACTTCCCCTGGTTTAGATTGACCTGCTTGCCATGCTTGGAGTTTCTTATTTTCTTCCTCTATCTTCTTGAGTATCTCGTATTGTTTCACCTGAGCCTCTATAAGCTTACGAATAGTCTCACCCAGAGGATTGAATGGATCATAGTTTACATGGTCTATTTTGAGCTCTTTGAGAGGAATAATCTCCTCTGAAGCTACAACCAAGAAGTAAGTAGCATCAGCTACATTAGGGATGCTCAATCTGTAAGGGTACCAAGCAGGTTCAAGTGCTATGATACATACCCCCTTATTATCAGTAGTACCTGAAAGGGTATTAGCTTGAATATTTCCACTAGAATAGTGATTCTTTTTTACTGGGGTAATGGTGAAGGTAACGTTAGGATCTAACTCTACCTTTATTTTTGTTTTCACTTAAGGAACTCCTTATGAAAGTAATTTATATAGACCATATGGGCAGTGATCTGTCTGTAGTTAATGCAGCTAGATGCAGTTATGGCAATACAGCAGATAGCTATACAGAAGAACAAAACAAATCACTTATTTATTATCTCGCAAGAGGACTTAGTTCAGATACATATAAAAAGAAACTATTAGAAATGCAAGAAGGAGTTTGGACACCAGAAGAATTCTGGAACCAAGCAAGAAAGACACATACTCACTTCTCTCCTTTTACTCATACAGCTATTACTCTTCAAATAACTGCTCCTATACCCATCAGAACTCAATGCTTCAAATCTAAGATAGGCTTCTCAGAGAACGAACAAAGCAGAAGATACATGAGTAATCTTCCTGAAGTATTTACTCCTACCTTTAGAAATAAAGCAGGTAAACAAACCTCAGGAGATGAACATCTCAAGAACGAATACTGGCAAGCTAAGTACCAAGAAGCAGTAGATAACTGCTTACGTACCTATGAACGAATGATTGAAGATGGGGTAGCTCCAGAACAAGCTAGATTCATTCTTCCTCAAGGAATGGAAACTACTTGGGTATGGACTGGTAGTCTTCTAGCTTACTCACGTTTCTATCAGCTTAGAAGCTCTCCTGAAGCTCAGAAAGAAGTACAAGAGTTAGCTCTCTTGGTTCGTGATGTAATCAAACCTCTTTTCCCTATTAGCTGGAGTGCATTGAATGAATAATGGTAATGGTGGATATAACTACCTTAAACAACAAGATATGTTTAAGAAGACTGCTCCTCAACTCTTGAGGGAAGCAGCAGATATTATTGAACAAAGAGCTTCTGAACGAAACCAAGAACAAGAGAGATCTATGAAAGCTTGTGTAGAACTCTTTAATGCCTTAACTGGTTTGAAGCTTACTGAGACACAGGGATGGCAGTTTATGAGCTGTCTAAAGCGTGCTAGAAGCTCTACAGGCTTTAAACAAGATGACTATATAGATTTGATTGCCTATACAGCTTTGGAGGCTGAGAATGTTATTAACGAACATCTATAACCTCCCTCTTAGTGTTTCTGTCTTTCTTGCTAGTGATGATTATGACTATGCAAAAGAAGAATGGACTATCTCTGCTACTAGTCTTCTTAAATCTACAAGACAGATAGTACTTAACTCTAGATTAGAGCATGAGACTCTTGCTATGGATATCTCAAGCCTTGTATCTGCTCGTATGGGGAGTGCATATCACTCAGCCATAGAGAATGCTTGGTTAGATCCTCAGAAAGCCTTAGAGAAGCTCTCAGTGAGTTCTAAAGTAAGAGAACGTATCAAGATAAATCCTGAGTCAGTTAAACCAGGAGATATACCTGTATACATAGAACAGAGAAACTCTAAACAAGTAGGTAGATGGACAATAACAGGTAAGTATGACTTGGTTATAGATGGTCAATTAGAAGACTTTAAAAGTACTTCAGTATGGACTTACCTAAATCAAACCAATGCAGATAAGTATTCTCTACAAGGAAGTATCTATAAGTGGTTAAACCCAGAGATTATTACTAGTGACTACTTACAGATAAATTATCTATTTACTGACTGGTCTGCTAATCAAGCTAAAGGAGGAGGTAACTATCCTTCTATTAGAGTATTAAGTCAGAGATATCCTCTTCTTGGTTTGCAAGAAACAGAACGATTCATCAAGAATAAACTCAGAGAACTAGATCTTAACTGGGATAAACCAGAAGAAGAATTACCTCTGTGTACTGATGAAGAACTCTGGCGTAAAGAACCAGTATGGAAGTACTACTCCAAAGAAGATGCAGTGAAAGCTTCTAAGAATTTTGATAATCCTCATGATGCAGCCTTTTATTTAAAACAGAAAGGAAAGGGATATATCAAAGAAGTTCAGGGAGAAGTCACAGCCTGTAAGTTCTGTAGTGCATTTACCTTGTGTAGTCAGAAAGATGACTTAATAGCTAGTGGAGAACTAAAGATATGAGAGAGAACATGATTAGTAACAGAAGAAAACTTAGTAACGAGATTATTAGCTTTATAAGAGAACTAGTAAAACTCAAAAAAGAAATAGCAGAACAAAGAAGAGAACTAGAGGTACTAAATAATAAAGTATTCCCAGAAAGAATACTGTCTATCAAAGCAGAGAGATTCGTCTATCCTGAAGACGATAGCCTTCTTGTTCGTGATTACTATGGTACTGGGCTTATTATTCCAAAGTGGGTACGGTTTGTTGCTTTTGATAATAACAGTAACGTATGGGGATATGAAGAACAACCAGAAATATCCGAAGTGGATAAAGAATGGTCAACTAAAGATAAAGGTAAAACAGTTCTAGTAGGATGGCGTAGTAAGAATACTGCTAGAGATAAATGGCGTAATAGTCTGCGAGAGGTGCAGTTATGAGTGAATTACTGGAACTACAAAAAGAAGAACTTCTTACCAGAATAAAAGAACTTAGAACATTTTTAGCTGAGGAAGCAGATAAAGCAATAACTAATGCCGATCTACATAACCCTTCCAAAAAATATTACGAAGGTATGCATCGTGCTTATGAAATAGCTGTTTATACCATCTGCGATATATTTGAGATAGAACCACCGAAAGGATGGTGAAAATAGGAGCAAACAATGAGTATTCAAGAACTGAAACAATGTCTAGATACTGCTAAAAAAGCAGCGGGTGAAATCCCTCAGAACTTCTGGTGGGCATTGTTACAAGTAGCAACAGAACTTCAAGTAGATAGTAGTATTCATAAACTACA